AAATAGGTAATGGTTAAAACTTTTTAACTATTTTTTCCCCCATCCTTCGACACGGGCATGATGTATACAACGTGGCACACCAACATGGACGCAAGGTGGTACACCAACAAGTATTTCAGACGGGGGCGCGGCGTTCATAAAATGTTTACATTTGAATGGGTGCAAAACCCTTGCAATAAAGCTAGTTTAGGAGTAGAATAAAACCATGAAACACAACAGCGTTTCAAATACCGAATATCAACACTCACAAACAAAGGAGAGAAACCACATGAAATGTTCTGTCAAGTATGTTCTGCTGACCGCTGTTAAGGCCAAGAAGGTTTTTGACCTTCTCTTCATCGAAGCGCACAATGTCCGCACTTGCATCGAGTGTGCAAAGCTGGACGGCTTCAAAGTCGTGGCAAGCAAGGCCGGGACGAAAGTCTTCGAGATGGACGCCCTTGATGTTACCTATCCGAACATCCTTTCTGAGATGTGTGAGCTGAGTCCGGCGGACTTCGCATGGAACGACCTGCACAGCAAGCTTGAAGAGACGGGGGCAACACCGGACGACGACAAGCCGGATGACTCCCAGAAAGAAGAGGTAAACAATGGCTGATACCTGCACTGCCGGGTGTTGCATCCCGGCAAACGTGTCCTATGTCCTGTTCTATGAGGACGCCGCTCAGAACATCTATGGTTTGGTGTACGACAAAGACGAAAACCTTTCGAATATCGTGTCTGGTGTGGGCCGCTTTGACCCCGTCCCCATCACGGCATTCGAAGAGGGCGCAAGACACGGCTTTCCGTACAGTCCCGCGTGGAATCCCTGCTGTCATGAAAACAAGACCATGACCCAGATGGAAGCAGAGCTGAAAGCTCAGAACCATCTTATTGCGACGGTCTACAACGACCATCTCAAGCCCTCTGCGCTGTACCCCGCCAACGCTGACCCCGTCGGTAAGCAGTTCCTCAGTCGTTGGATTTTCGGTTGAAGGGGGTACAGAACCATGCAGGACATCAACAACAAACTGGCCGCAATCGTTGACTTTCTTTCGAAGATGTACAACGCGCAGGCCAAAACAAACGAACTGCTTTATACCATCATCGACAAGCTGGACGTCATTCACGCCGCCCAGAAACTGTAATAGGAGACTATATTATGGCTACTTTCAAAAAGAATCGTTCGACCGTTGCCGCCCCTGAGTATGACGACAAGCCCAAACTGAACATCAAGGGTGCGACGGTCAGCGGCTGTCGTTTCCTCAGTGACAAGGTGATTGCATTCACCCTCAACCTTCCCGGCCTTGCCCTCTACAACATGAAGGTTATCGACGGCAAGAACGGCGCGTTCGTCGCACCCCCTCAGAACAAGAGCAACAAGAGCGACCGTTGGGTGGACGCCGTCGGGGTGTGGCTCAACAGCGACGACGAAGAGGCCATTGCACAGGCCGTTATCAACAACGCGACGCAGGCGGGCGACCCGGTGGACTGGAAAACCCGGCATGAGGTGTGATAATGGGAAAGCGTAACAAAGAAGTTACGCTTGACCTCTATACAAACGACGGCTGGGTGAACATCCCAGCCGTTTCTAGTTTAGGGGCATGGTGTAACATTATCATAGGTAAACGACAGGTGGGCAAAACCTACGGCACACTGTTGTATGAGCTGACGAACGACAAGCCATTTCTGTATCTGCGACGCACCACCACAGAGTTTGACGCAATCACATCTGACCCACAATTAAACCCTTTCTTGCCACTCAAGAATGAAGGGTTTGATGTGGACATTGTGAAGAGCGGAAAAGTGACATACACCATCGGACAGTATGAGTATGAAGATGGAAAACCCAAAGACTGCATCAAGAAATACGGCATAGGGATGACTCTTCCCAGTATTGCAAATATCCGTGGTTTCAACGGCTCTGCTTTTCATGATGTCGTGTATGATGAGTTTATCCCGGAGAAAATCGTTGTGAAACGCAAGGCAGAGGGCGATGCTCTTCTGAATGCCTATGTCACCATAAACGGCAACAGGGAACTTGAAGGTAAACCCCCGCTGAGAATGTGGCTTCTTGCTAACGCCTTTGACATCACTTCCCCTGTGCTGGTTGAATTGGGTGTTGTGGATGAGATTGCGAAAATAGCAAGGACAGGCAAGGAATGGACGCTTACAGACAGCGGCGTTTTCCTCTGTATGCCGAAGTCTCAGCGAGTCAGTGAGAAACGCGCTCAAACAGCGTTCATGAAGCACATGATGAAAAACAAAGATTCAAAGTTCTATCAAATGGCAATGGAAAACAAATTCAGTTATAACAATCTTGAAGCCGTCCATCCGATGAGCTTGCGTGGCATGAAACCAGAGTTCAAAGTTGGGGAACTGTATTGTTACAAATACGATGATGCACACTATTACCTGTGCAGTTCCCCGCACCAGTCACATGAAGTATACCCCGATACGCAGGCCGGGCGAAACACCTTTAGGCTCGCTCATCCTTACTTCGGTTTGATGTTTGTTTTGGGTCAAGTCTGGTGCGCCGATGTTCCGGCCCTTATCAAAATAAGAGACTATCTTGACATGAAGGAAGAATGAGTGTTATTATAAAGGTGCGGGGGACTCCAAAAGATAAGCGCCCCGGAAGGGCGTGGAGTTGCATTCTTATCTTGCATACCCCCGTTTCATAGAAAGGAGTGAAGCAAATGCTTCTGTACTCATATAGGACAGACGCTAACACGCGTGTTTCCCCTCACTTCAAGGTGAAGGAGTTTCACAGTCGGAAAGACCCCTGTGACACTGTTATCATCGACCCCCGTTTGGTTGACCTCTTAGAGAACATCCGACGCCTGACCGGCAAGCCGGTACACATTAACAGCGGATACCGTTCTAAGGGGTACAACCGAACTATCAAAAATGCCTCTCCGAAGTCTCAGCATTGCGAAGGCAAGGCGGCTGACATCTGGATTGAAGGTATCAGCCCGGAGAAGGTAGCCCAATATGCAGAGTGCTTCTTGGGAGCGTCTGGGGGTATCGGAATCTATCATACATTCACTCATGTGGATGTCAGAAACGGCAAGAGCCGTTGGAAAGGAGCTTATTAAATGAAACTCGATGACGTTCTTATGCTGGCCCGTGCAGGTTATTCCAAGGCCGACATTGCCGCCCTTCTGGGTAGCAATCCCGCACCCGCCCCCACTACTCCCAAGGCCGCACCGCTGACGGGTGCGCCCCCCTTGCCCGGTGACGTTGCAACAAATGTTACTGCTTCTGCAAGTTCGCCTGCCGCCCCGTCTGCACCGGACTGGGGCGCTATGGCCCAGAGTATCGCCGCACTGACGGCGCGTCTGGACACTCTGGCGACTCCCACGGCGGGGAGTCTGGGCGGGGATACCGCCGACGCCGTTTCCGTCGATGACATCATCCGGGCGGCTATCACGCCCGCTGTCCCGGACGCCGCGCCGGACTTCTCGAAGGGGGTGTAAACCGTGGCAAAATCCAAGAACAATATGCCTACTCTCGCCAAGGCCGATGTGTTCCGTCCGAAGGACGTCTACACCATCGTCAACGCCGTCTTGCAGGACGTCACCGGCCAGCGGACTATCACCGCCGTGGATACCTCTTCCTTTATCAACGTCGGTCAGATGTGTCTTTCCACCAGCAAAGAAGGAACTTTGCAGGCCCTTTCGAACATGGTGGCCCGCACCGTTATCAACAGCCGCGCGTACACGGGCCGCTTTACTTCTGTTGAAATCAGTAAGCAGGACTGGGGGCTGTATATGAGGAAAATCGCCTTCTTTGCAGGCGAATTTGAGCAGTCTGACTTTATCAACACCCAGCAGAACCCCGACACGCTGGTGGACGGTAACAGCCTTGATATGTACAAAATCAATAAGCGCTATCCTTTCGAGATGTGGTATGGAGACCAGAAAGTTCTGAACCAGTCATACACCCGCTTTCTCGACCAGCTCAACACGGCATTCCGGTCTGAGTCGGAGTTCTCCGCTTTCATGCAAGGCATGACCGTCGAGATTCAGAACGACGTGGCCCGCTGGAAGGAGATGGAAAACCGCCTGTGTGTCATGAACTATATCGGCGCTATCTACAACACTGGCAAGCCGGGAAGCAAAGTCAACCTGACGGCGGCTTTCAACGTGGCCCGGGATACCGCCTACACGACCCACGAACTTCTGACGTCTCATTTGCAGGAGTTTCTTTCCTTCTTCGTGAGCCGTCTGGAAACGGACTCCGCGCTTCTGGAAGAGTCTACTGAGCTGTTCCACCTGACGCCCGTATGTACCGATGACGCGGGGAAGACCCTGCATCTGTTCCGGCACACTCCCAAGAGTGAACAGAAACTTCTTCTGTACCAGCCCCTTATCAACGACGCTAAGGCGTGGGTCTACCCCGCTATCTTCGGCCCGGGTTATCTGAGCTTTGGCAACTATGAGGGCGTCACCTTCTGGCAGAACATCAACGACCGCTCTGCAATCAGCGTCACGCCTGCTCAGTTCAACGTGAACACCGCCAAAGCGGAGCAGGGCAAGCCGGTACAGCTCGACTATGTGGTGGGCCTGCTGTACGATAAACGCGCTATGGCAACGACCTACTTCAAGGACAACGTGTGGACGACCCCGTTTAACACGCGCGGCGAGTACTGGAACGTTGAACACCACTGGAAGATGAACTACACGCTCGACCCCACGGAGAACGCAATCCTTTATTATATGGCTGACCCGGTCACACCCGGCCCGTAACCGCTGAACGCCCCGCCCCCTATGGGGCGGGGCTTATTTTATAGAAAGAGGTGATAGAATGGCAGGCACATTCAATGGAGCTGTCCCCGCGCCCAGTGTTGAGCACGGGTATCATTTCCACTTCGGAAACGTAGAAAAACGGCTCAATTCAACCAAGGCTTTTGACTATGGTGTGTTGAAGGATTTGGAGCGGTGCGATTTCAAGAAACCCACCAGCATGGAACACCCCGTTATCTACTGCACTATCAATTCCATCAATATTTCGCCGCAATGGAATTACTGCCACTGCGAAGAAACCAAGTCGTTTTACTGGATTGATGATATTACCACTCTTAGGGCGAACATCTGGCAAATCAGTCTGAGCATCGACCCCCTTGCAACGTACCGTGAGGCAATTCTCAAAACCAAGACGTTCATTGAATACGGTTTCAACAGCGACGCAAGCGGGGCAACATTTCGTTTGCAGGACGCCCGGCAGAACGTCGCAAGACGTCCCACGGTTTCGACCGTCGCCGTAGACATTACCGACGGCAATTTAGACCCCGATACAGGCGTTTATATGCTGTCCTGTGTTGGCAAGGGTGGGCTTGCCACTTATGCCGTAAATCAGACGACCATGAACACCCTGTTAACGGCGCTTTCCGCTTTATGGGAAGCAGAAACCAAAGCTATGGTTGATTGGAAACTGGCCCTTCCTGAGTTCATGAACAAGTTCGTTTTCGGCTCTTCGGCAGTCGAGAATATCCGTTCCTGTTACTGGCTACCGATAAACTTTGGACGGTACGGCGCAGGCCGTCAAACTCCCATCACGTTGGGCGGCTTTGATACGGCGGTTTCTGGGCGTATCGTTTCCATGAAGGATAATAGAAAGGTAACAACAGCCATTCCCATTCCGTGGCCCGCTGACGACTGGAAACGGATGAATTGTCAGATTCAAGTTTACGTCCCCAATATCGGTGTTGTGGGCATTCCGGTAGACCAGTGTAACAACGCTCTGACCGTAGATATTGAATGGTGCTTGACTTTGATAGATGGGTCTGTTACTGTAAGAGTATCAGCAGGAGACTACACGGCATTTGTCGGCAGTACGAACATCTCAAGCCCCTATGGTATCGGTGCAAGCAACATTGACCCCATCAAGGCAATGGGCGGCGCGTCCACCATTGTGGGCGGTGCAATGGAGTTCGGCGGGGGAGTCGGTGCGGCTATCCTGACCCCCGGACTCATCGGTAAGGCAAGCGGTGTACAGGCGGCAATGCAGGGCGCGGCGACTGCCGCCGAAGGATTGCGGCAGACAATCACCCCCATCACACAGAGCGTGGGCTTTACGGCAGGCGCGTCACAGACGCTGTTACCCACCGAAGCGCGGTTGACGCTTCTGTATTACCCCCCGATTGACGATGCAGGGTATCAGGGTCTGTATGGGTATCCCGTCATGAAGGTGGCAACGCCTGTCTCCGGGTACTGCAAGACCCGGGGTTTCTCCTGTCAGCCAGAAGGAGCAATGCCGGACGAAATAGCATATATCAACCGCGCTATGGACAGCGGCGTATTTATCGAGTGAGGTGAAGATAATGTATCAGTGTTATGATGGTTTCTTTGACGGGGGTGTTCCATGTGGAACATTCATCAAAAGCATTTCCGTTGACGCCCTCAATTACTGGGAGCGTTCTTTCTTCCAGAGATGTCGCTCAATCATCGAGTTCGACGGCCTGCCCGAAGCCGCACCCGGACAAATCGGCTGGGACTATGATGCATTCATGTATCAGCTTTTCAGAATGGGTTATGCCGTAGTGTTCAACACGAAGAAATACGGCATGGTGGTACAGCCCGGGTATCCTTCGGGATACGGCTTACAGTATCAGCCCCGGGCGATGACCATTTCAACCCAGTTCTTCCAGTTCAACCGCCCCCTTGAAATAGGTACTGAGTGCGGCGTTATCAAGCTTACCCCTGATTATCGGGGTATCTGGGACATCATCACCAAGTATGCCGTTGAGATGCAACACGCAGAAGTTGCTATCCGGCAGAGCGCCTTGAATGCCCGGTTTGCATACGGTGCGTTTGCCAAAGACGACAAACAGAAGAAGAGCCTTGAAGCAATGTTTCAACGGCTGGCAAACGGTGAGCCTGCAATTATTCTCAATCCCGATTTGAAGCGCCCCCTTGACGGTAAGACCGGAGAGGGCGGGGCTTATGAACTGCCGATTATGCAAATTGACCGTGACTTGTCAAAAAACTTCATCCTGCCCGAACTCATGGAGTTCAGACGAACTATTTTGATGGATTTCTACCGGGAACTTGGAATCAAAGTTCAGCCTGACAAGAAAGAGCGGATGAACGTCAACGAAAGCGAAAGCGCGGACGCAGAGACATTCAACCGGCGGGAAGTATGGAGAATCTGTCTTGAAAAGTCCCTTGATGAAGTGAACAAAATGTACGGCCTGAATATTACTTTCAAAATCAATGAATCGAAGCAAGACACAGAAGGGAGTGGAGATAATGCCGATTTATTACGGAACACTGGTGAATGAGCTGGACAGCGGTGCAAACCTTGAAGCGCTGTTGATGTACGACCATGACCTTTTTGCAAACATGGTGTTGCCCGTGGGGCTGGATAAAGTGCAGGCTATTTCGGCAATACGCCGCCTGCACGGGCTTGCCCCGTTGTACCACCCCGACCCCTTCTATATGAAGAACGAGATTTTCTTCTGGTCAAAACAGCACTGCCCCATCTGGGAAAAGCTTTATGCGACGACGAAGCTGGAATATAATCCCATTTGGAACACGGAAATGTCCGAACGAAGCAGGGATACCACGACCACAGACCGGGATACCAGCACTCAGAGCGACGCCCACAGCCACGGCGGGGCAACTGACACGGCTTCTGCCAACAGCACAAAAGGCGGGTGGAACACTGAGGATGGTGCTTATCATGAAGACACTGCCGCCGACGGATGGAAAACCGACGACGCCACCCAGCACAGCAAAACCGTGCATGACGGGTGGAACAAGGAAGATGGACACTATCACGACAAAAACCTTTCGACGGCAGAGGGCGAGAATACCCGGGACTTCATCGAAGATATTAAAGGTACACTCGACAGCCAAGTGGATACCACTTCTCATACTGGTGTCGTGGGAACACGGGACACGAAGCACGACGAAACCATGACGGACACAATCGACACGACCAAAAACACCGTCAGCGATACCGAAAACAAACTGTCTGCTGAGAACGAAGCCACATACCAGCCCGACAACACCAGCCATACCGTTACCGATGAGAAGGGCCATTCGGACGAAACCAAGAAAACCAACTGGACGGAACACGAAGACACGACCCAGAACACCGATTTCACGCAGGGTGTGACGACTGACCAAGATACCACCCAGAACACCGAAAACCACGCATTTGAAACTACCCGTAATTTGTCCACGTCTGACACCCACGGTGATACCCATTCGGCGGCGTCTGACGGTACGGTTGATGATACCCGTGCGGAAAGCATCTCGAAAGACCAACACGCCGACAAGGGAACTACCAAGGGCGGAAGCGTCAAGAAAAACCAGTACGACGACCGCACCCGGGACGAGTCCTTGAAGGACAACAAACACAATGAACACGCCGTATCGCTTGAGACGGGGAAGGAGAACACCACCGTCACCGTAACACATGAGTATAGCAAATCCGGCAATATCGGCGTCACGACCACCCAACAAATGATTGAAGCAGAAAGGGCCGTTGTTCTGTTCGATATTTATAATAAAATCGCTGACGACTTCCACCGTACTTTCTGCCTTGACTGCTATTGATGGGGGGGTTATAATATGAATGAAGTGATAGCCGCTGTAATTACCGGAATTATCACCTTGACGGGTGTTCTCATCGCTAACAGTAAATCGCAGGCCGTCACCGATACCAAACTGGACGAACTAACGCGAGAAGTCAGGGAGCACAACACCCTGATTTCAAGAGTCCCCGTTCTGGAAGAGCAACTTAAAGTTGCAAACCACAGGATAGAAGACCTTGAACGTGAAGTTCAGTATCTCAGAAAGGGGGTGAACACATGAATAAAATTAAGGTTGCTACTATGACCCGAACCGCCGTTCTGATTCTGGCTCTTGCTAACCAGATTCTCAGTGCTACCGGACACAGCCCCATTCCCGTGGATGATGCACAGCTTGAACAGCTCATCTCCACCGGTATGACCGTGGGCGCGGCTATCTGGGCATGGTGGGAGAACAACAGCTTCACTAAAGAAGCTATTGCCGCTGACAACTATCTGGAAAGCCTCATCGGCAGAAAGGAGAAGTAATGAACTGCAATCTTTACCCGAATTATTCCACCCCGGGCGACCCTTTCCAGTATGACCTTCGGTGGATGGTGGGTCAGATTCAGAGTTTGCAGGCGTTTGTGGAACAGCTTTCTAAGGGGCTGGATGCAAACAGCGGCAATATCGCCGCTCTGAATCAGGCCACAAAAGCCCTGACCGATGCACAGCACTGTATCAACGACCGTCTCAACAGCGGGGACTTTGAGGATGGGCGTTTCATCGAGTGGGCAGCCAAAAACCTTCCTGCAATGGTGAATGAGATGGTGCATTTTGTGTGGTTTGGGCTGACCGACTCCGGGCGCTTCTGCGCTTATGTCCCTGCGAACTGGAAGTGGCTCACCTTTGATACCGGTGCGGACATCACCGAACCGGAGTATGGCCACCTTATTATCAAGTATTACTAAGAAAGGAGTTATATATATGTCGTGTGATAAGAAATGTCATCCTTTTCCCATCGAACCTGCGCCTTATGCACCGGGCGGCGAGTGTCACCCCTGCCGTCCTGACCCGTGTTGCCCCCCGCGCCCGCCGCGTCCGACGCCGCCCCCGCCCCCGGGGTGTGGGCCGTCTATGTACGTCGGGGCGCGGTACGTCCCGAAGTTTGCTGACCCCATCGAGTGGGACATTGAGCGGGGTTATGAGTCCCTGACAATCGTCACCTATAAGGGTGAGTCCTATACTTCCAAGTGTCCCGTGCCGCCCGGTATCGACATCAAGAATGAACGCTACTGGGCGTTGACCGGTGCATATAATGCACAGGTCGAAGAGTACAAAAATCAGGTGAAAGACCTGTCCGAACAGGTTACGGGGTTTGCATCTGATAACAAGGAATTCCGGGAGAAAATCACCCAGTATGACAAGGACAATGCGGCGATGAAGAACACCGTGGCGGCTACCGTCGCCCGGGTGGACGCTCTTGCAGAGCGCGTAGACAACGCCGACGCGGCTATCTCTGACCTTCAGGCCGGGCAGGCTCAGACGGTGAAGGACATCGCCGCACTCGAAGCGAAGGACGCTGACCTTCAGCGGCAAATTTCTTCGAACGATACCGACATCTCCGCATTGCAGGCCAAAGACCGGGAGCAGGACGCCCGACTTGACGCAATCGAGACTGTCAACGATGCACAGGCCGCTACTCTCTCCCAGAACACGCAGGACATCGCCCGGAACACGACGAACATTCAGGACAACGCCGCGAACATCGCCGTGAACTCGAAGGAGCTGGCGAAACACGCGGAACAGCTCAAAGACCACGCCGCTCAACTCACCGTTCTGCATAAGGAAGTCACCGATAACCATACGGCTATCGAACGGCTTACCTCTGTCACCGACGGACTCCGGGCAGACCTTACCGAAGATGAGGCCAAAATCGCCCAGAACGCGGACGCTATTGCCCACATCCAGCAGAAGGACGTTCAGCAGGATGGGCGGCTGGATGCACTGGAAAAGCGCACCACCGACGCCGAAGGGCGTCTCGATGCACTCGATACCAAGACCGACGCCACCAACGCCGCCCTGACGGCTGAGACGACCCGGGCAAAGGCGGCAGAGCTGGCAAACGGGGAGCTTATCGCCGCCAACGCTCAGGAGCTGGCCCGTCATTCTGATGAGCTGTCCGACCATGAGCGCCGTATCACTGCTCTGGAAACTAAGACCGACGGTCACACGCAGGACATCGCAGACCTCAAGGCCAAGGACGCCGCCCTTGATACTGCCATTGCCGCCGTCGATGACAAGGTGGAGCACCTTGAGCTTATCGACCCGAAGGAATACGCAAAAACCATTGCGCGTCTCGACGCCAAGGACACGGAGCAAGACGGCAAAATTGCGGCCCTTGAGACCGCAAGCGCCGACCATGTGACCAAGCAGGAGTTCGCCGCTGACCAGAAGCGGCAGGACGACATTGTGGGTGACTGGACTACTGCGCACCCCGGGCAGACTATCGCCCAGTGCGTGACCTCTCAGGAGTCGGAGCTTGCAGAACACGCCGGGGACATCGCCAAACTGAACGCAGACAAGGCGAACAAAACCGACATCCCCGACGTGTCCGGCTACGCTACCAAAGTGTATGTTGACACGGGGCTTTCTGCAAAAGTAGACACTGCCACCTATACCACCGAACAGGCCGCACAGGATGAACTCATCAATAAAAAGGTTGACCAGTGGGCGGGCAGCTACCAGAGAACGAAGTGCGTCGCAATGTTCGCCGCCGTGAACAAACAGGAAGACGGCACTATGGAGCTGTTCGGAGTCTTCCCGGCTGGTAACGGCCTTCGCAAAATTCCGAATACTTCCCCCTTCGCTCTGGCATACGGAGAGGGTGGCGCAGTTCGAATTTTCAAGCCGGACGGAACAGAGGTTGACAAGACGAACATCAAGGCCACTTATGACAACTGGGGCGCGGCTTATAACATGATGCCGACTCTTCGGGTGACGCTCAAGCCGACTTTTACCCCTGACTCTCCCTTCTATATTCTGCTGTATCAGAACGACGCCAGCAAACCCGATAGCCTCTAACAACAACAACAAGCCCCCACTTCGGTGGGGGCTTTTCTTGTTCCATGTGGAACATTACAAGAAACCGCAAGAAATACCCCGCCCATAATCATGAAAGTCTCAGCCATATTATCCTAACCTTTCTATGTCGATGTTCTCTGTGTTCACTCCACCCACTTCATACCGGCGGGGACTCATGACAATCCAAGACGCTGACATGGTGGGTTTTGCGAAGTCGGTACGCAGGCGGGGCGGCGCGTCGTGATAAGTGAGCATTTGCCCGCCTGCATCTTCAATAATAAGGAAGTCGTTCAGATTTTCAATGTCATCCTTGAGAGCGGCGACGCCCTCATTTTTCCCGACGCCTGCAATCGTGCTTTCGAGTACGCCGTCACAGTTCCGCGCGGCGTAACATTTGGCATGAAGAAAACGAAATTCTTGATACCCATAATCGGCCTGTGGGTGTTCGTCTTCGGCAACACCGATATAAACGCACTTGCCATTGTCTTTCTGAACGACGCACTTTCGGGCGATGCACTGACGTTTGATTTCTTCATTGTACTCATCAACTGCCGGGACTTTCTCGCCCTCAAATTTGCAGGAGTCGGTATCCCAGTATATGACCCTGTCCCAGCCCACAATCTTCAACAGCCGCCACAGCTTGAGCCGTGTCATGCTGGCAGTCCACAGACCCCAGAGGAAAGGGAAGGTGTTCTTCTTCGTCTGGGCTTTGGTCACTTCGTCATCGGTCATATCATCCAAGTTTTTCTCCCAGCTCAGTTTCTCAAACTCGATTGCATCCCCGATGTCTGCCGTGTACTCATCCCGAATTTGCTTCTGTGCCGTCGCCCCGTATATGGTGTTCACGCAGATTTTACTAAAGGCGTATTCTGGGCTACCCTTCATCGTTTCTTTGATACGGAACTTTTCAAGAATCGTATGTCGGAAAGACTCAGGCAGATAAGCCAGACGAAACGCGAAGGATTCAGCCGCTACCATTTCAGAATAGTTGTATCCTTCCCGGATTCTCTGCCAGTCGTTTGAATCGCAGTACAGCAGGAGCGTCCCTTCTGCGTCCAGAACTCGCCCGTTGTCCTCTTCTCCGATGACCTCACTGTTGATGCACTTACTACGGCTTATGCACGGGTCTGGACACTCATCCTTGATACTGAGGCCCGTGACTGCAATTTTACCGACCCAGCCCATACCCGCGTCAATCAGGGCATTCATGTCCTCTTCGGGGGTATCCTCTGGAAGGTCAAACGGCTTGCCCGTGGGAAACTTCCATAGTAACTGTTGGGACGGGTGGGCGCTCTTGAAGTCGTAGGAATTGCAATTCTTAAAGGTGTACCCGGCTTTCCATCTTGCCCCGTGTGTGTCGCCGCCTGCCATTGCCTTATATGCAATATAGGTCTGTGTCTTGGAAAGCGTCAAGGCGTCTTTAATTTTGGCGAACCCTTTGTCTCTGTTCAGATTCTTGTTGACTTCCTGCTTGACAAGGCCGGTGTTTGTGAGCGGTATTGTTGCTTCATTGAACCCGTGTTCTTTCTTCATCCGCTCTATTGCTTCATACAGTCCCAAGACGTCGTTAACGCAATAGGCAAACTCTCTGTCATCAAGGGGAGTGTCGGGAGTGCGAAATACGGTATAATCCAAGTCACCCTTTAACTTTTCGTGTTTGCATCCTTTTGTGGCTTTTGCAAGAGACTTTTGGAACAGCTTGAGTGAATCCCGAAACTCAATACCGTTTGCAAACTCAAGGGTGAGGGGCTTTCTGCTCTTGGTATAAAGCGCTTTGCAGTCACCCCAACGAAGCGTTAAAAGCTGAATTAAATAGGTAAACTCATAGCCCAGATTGTGGACGTACACGACCAGTTTTCTTTTGTCCGTAACACGCCACTTATCACAGAGCGTTTCCACGATTTCGGCCCAGTCCTCAAAGTAACGGGGAACTACGACCACGCCACCCACGCACATCTGAAAGCTGTATGCAAATCCGTCTGCGTCGCTGTTCGTCGTCTCAATATCAAAGGTGCAAGTAGTATCAATATACTCGACGTGTTTTCCCCTCTGAAAAGCAGTGCGCGGCATGAAGTCCATGTAACTCATGAACTCCCCAGCCGTCTCACACACCATAATATCTTGACTGAATCGCATTATCTTCCCCGCCTGTTCCTCAGCATTTGAAGGATGATTGCACCCTGCATTTTATCCTTTTCTACTCTACCCTGAAATTCTTGCGCAATCTGTTGCAAATTGTCTATCTGGTTACTGGTGATTGCTTGGTATATGACCTCAGAACCATACAGCTGTTCATTCTTCTCAGTCATGAACCTATCGAACAAATCCCCCAACTCTTCGGGTGTACCGGTAAAGCCCATCTCCCGCGCACGTTCCACTTTCTTTTCGACGGATTCACGATACCCCGTCACGGTGGAAGTCTTCTTTATCATAAACTCCCGGAGACTGATGAACTGTTTTTCAAGCTCTGCCCGGGTCATCTTGGTTACACCTTCCTTGAAGCGGGGTTTCTCCTGCTCTGTCCGCTTTTGTAACCATTTGTACGCGGGGGCTTTCTCTGCAAGCCCCTTCTTCTCAAGGGTACGAACGCGAGTATTTGCCGCTTTAGCGGCTTTCTTTACAATGGCCCTCAACTCATCTTCGGAGTACATACGGGGGGCTTTATTGCCGGGTGCGTATGTTCCCCAGTCGTGGGAACGGAAAGGACGGCCCTTGCCGCCCTGTTTCCGTGGTTTCTTTGCCTCTGTCTTTTTGGCGTCCCTTGCTTCCGTCTTCTTTGCATCCTTTGCTTTCGTCTTCTTTGCGCTCTGGGCTTCCGGCCCTGTCTTCTTGGATGTCCGCGCTCTTGCGTCAGGGGCTTTCTTAATAAGCCCTGTGTCTGTCTTTGCTTTCTTCATGGTGTTACCCCTCTATCGTGTATGTGAATCGGATACCGTTCTTTGTGTAGGTCATCGTGGGAGACTGCCCCTTAACCTTCATGCAGGAATAAAGCGTATACAATGCTAAGTCGAGTTCCACGCCGTCCTTCACCTGAACTGCACCCGCGCTGATAGGGCGCTTGAACTGCCCCTTCTTCGGCTTTCCGTACCCGTACATGAAAAGCACCATCAAAACAGACCCCCTAACGTCTCCATGAGCTGAATGAAGAACACCAAACCAACGACGCCCCAGACCAAAGATATGAGCAAGCCCAGAATCTCGACCCACTCCCTGACATGACGGTGGAAGCGGTCTGTGTTGTCCTCTTCCTGTTCGTACAAATACCACTGATTCATCTTCATATCAAAACCATCCTTTCCACTCTGCGTAACCTACGACAACCGCACCGATGAGCAGGAGCGCCGCAAACGGCGCAATGCATGAGAACTGGTATGCTGTCAGCATCTTAAAACTCCCCCTTCGCAAAATATGCGACAAGCTCATCTGCTTCATAGGTAGGCTCTTGGGACTGAGGGCAACGCCTGATTGCGGTGCATTCATAAACCCTATGAATGTAATAGCGATAACCGCCCCAGATGCACCGTTCCTTCGTCCCGTCCTTCCTTTTGAGGTCTGCCAGAATCCATGCCCAACAACTGGGTTTGATATACTGAATCACAATTTATCTCTCCCTTCAATGGTTATCTCCATCGTGACGAGTCGTCCATTTCTCATCTGCCCAACCCTAAAACTCCGAACATACATCGCCTTTACATATTCGGGTACGGCGTTCGGAACGCACCACATAAGGGTCTTTCCGTCCCAAATTGTGACCATTGTTCGGCTGTAATCACAGTTAACGCACTTGCTCATCAACTCACTGACTTTCATGCCTGCGCCCCCTCATAGCTAAATGAAGCTCAACGTCGTACCGCTGACGCGCCACTTCTTCAAAGTCTCCAAGTTCCACATTACGTTCCCATACATGGACGACCTTCTCAGCCGGGTTGTATGTGTACATCCTACGGGCGGCAACATACCGCCCCCGTGTGCTCAATGCACAGAGCATCTTATCAGTGAATTTTATCATGCTCAGACTCCTTTCTTTACTGTATACAGTATAGCATATCTGTACACAGTTGTCAACCCCTCTGCCTAGAATACTTCACAGTGTACCACCTTGCGTCCATGTTGGTGTGCCACGTTGTATACATCATGCCCGTGTCGAAGGATGGGGGAAAAAATAGTTAAAAAGTTTTAACCATTACCTATTT